CGCGTCCGAGTCAAGGATACCTGGAGTTTATATCAACGGCTTGCAACACGAAGGGTTTGATGCCCACTTTGTCACGCTGCCCTCAGTGAGACTACTTGTCTCGGGCTGCCCCTCCGTCCGGGCTGGTCTCGTTTCGATGACTTCAATAGACCATGCCCCTAACAATGTCGCAAGTTTCAAGCGTTGCCTTGCTTCTCATAAGCCTTTGCTATCATTCATATAAACTCCAGGTATCCTTGACTCAGACGCGAAGGGGGGCGGCACATGGCTTAGGAAATCTGACCTGCCCCCCAAAGGGGTATTCCTCTCACTGCAAGACCTCCTAAACCAAATGTACCCCTTTTGTTCTTTTCGTACTTATTTACTTGACTCCCCCCGCGCATCCACCTAGGCTTTACACCAATGGATACTTTACCTCTCAAATACCACATATGGTCAGACCGGCTGGCTATGGATATTGCCCTCGCCCTTGAAGGTAGCGGGGAGACCGTGGCTGATATTTTGGCGCGGCATAATATTCTGCTCTTTGATCTTGAGCGCTTCAACGCTGACAGCGTATTTGTCAAGAAAGTCGGTCACCTGCGCGACGAGGTCCGGGATAAGGGTATGACGTTCCGTCTTAAGGCGAAGGCCCAGGCGGAAGAACTCCTCACAACTAGTTGGACGCTAATCCACAGTAATGAGGTGAGTCCGGCAGTTAAGGCTGATCTTATCAAGTCCACTGTCAAGTGGGCCGGGCTTGAGCCTAAGGTGGACTCAGTAGTGGACGGCTCCGCTGGCGGTGTTACCATCCAGATTAACATGGGCTCTCAGACATTACCGGGGATAAAGAATGTACCTACGGTCATAGAGGGGACCGTGGAGTGATTACCCCAGCGGGATCAACAGAAAGGGATGCCCCCTTACCGCCCGCGTCGATGGGGTATGGGAGGGCTGCAGCTTAGCGTAGGGGTTCCCCGCCCCTTGTCACAGCGCCGAGCGCAGCCCTCCCCGTTTCTAGTTAAGGAGAAGTTCATGGAATACATCGTCGTAGCTGCCTTCATTAGTCTTATGATCGGTGGGGGCTTTTGGGCTTATCGCGGCTACAAATGCGACCACAGCGAGGGATGTGGCTGCTGGATTAGCTATCCAGGGGTTGACACAACGACAAGCGGCTTAAATGCGTAGCGAGTTCAACACGTGGTACAAGGGGTTTCCTACTCGTATATTTACCTCGGTCCAGACGGCTGAGGCGTTTGCGGTGCGATTGCGTAAAGCTGAGGTGTCCTACCGCACGAAGATTATTTTGGTGCGTAATAGGCCGCCGACCATAGCGGTCATGTTCGTAGAGGGACGATGACAGTTGTAGAGTTTCCCACTGGTGCTTGATATTAATTATACCCCGCCGCCTACGGGCGAGGCGTTTATGCTTAGTAATGCCAATATGCGGGTGCTCATGGGGCCGGTAGGCAGCGGCAAGAGCGTTACATGCAGCTTCGAGATTATTCGGCGGGCTTCAATGCAGGAGCCGGATAAGAATGGAATACGCCGGACAAGAGCAGCTGTTGTTAGGGAGACGGCACGGCAACTGGCTGATACCACAATTAAGACGTTTCTTGATTGGTTTCCGCCTGGGGTCTGCGGCCGATACATGCGTACGTCTAAAACATATTTCTTCAGAGTTGGAGATGTCGAATGCGAGGTTATGTTCAGAGCCCTCGATGACGCGGACGATGTCGCCAACCTTAACTCGTTAGAGCTTTCGTTTACGTGGTTTAACGAATGTCGCGACATCCACCCGGAGATCATAGACGCTATGTCCAAGCGTGTTGGGCGCTTCCCCTCCAAGAAGGATGGGGGGCCGACGTGGCACGGGATGTGGGGGGATACGAACCCGCCGACAATGGACAGCTGGTGGTATTACCAGATGGAGCACATCGATCCTAAGGATGGGGTCAGTCGCAATGATAACGGCTGGGACGTGTTCAAGCAGCCGAGTGGCCGGGGGGAATTTGCGGAGAATATAACTAATTTACCGGATGATTATTATGACATTCAAGGTCGCAGCGAGGAATATGTCCGCGTCTACATCGATGGGGACTACGGGCTTAGCTCAGCTGGGCAGCCTGTGTATAAGGCTTTTCGCCCTGATTATCATATGGCCGACAGCCGCCTGTCTCCTATTATCAACGGTGTTCATCCTCTCATTATCGGGATGGATTTGGGACTTACGCCTGCGGCCGTTATAGGACAGCTTGATGCGCGAGGCAGGGCGCTAATTTTTGGTGAGGCTGTGGCCTTTGGGATGGGAGTCCAGCGTTTCGTCCGGACGGTACTTAAGCCGTTGCTGTTCGAGAGGTTCTCCGGAGCTAACATTATCATCGTGGTTGATCCGGCTGGTGTGCAGCGGGCGCAGACTGATGAGCGCAGTGCTATTGATATCATCAGAGCCGAGGGGCTTAAGGTCATTGCGGCAAGGACAAATAACATTACGCCGCGTGTGGGCGCGGTGGATGACTTTCTCATGCGCCATGCGGACGGTGACAGTGCATTTCTCATGGACCCCAGCTGTGTGGCGCTCAAGGCGGCAATGATGGGTGGATACCGGTTCCATCCGAAAACGGGAGCTATTGACAAGAATAAACACTCGCACGTTGCAGAGGCACTTCAATATCTCATGCTCCATATAGCTTCCATCAGCGGCGGCATCATTTTTACGCAGCGCAGGGAGATTAAGCGTATGCCTAGTTTAGGGTGGACATAGTTAGTAACTAGTGTCATGTAGTGTATTGTTAGTTACCTCCCTGTTGATTGATTCACCCCCGGTGTAAAAACCGGGGGTCTTTTGTATTGCACAACGAGTTTCCGTGGGGTATAGGTGTAGTATGCCTATAGTCGTAACACCGCAGGGGACAAAGAAATTCCCATATACTAAGGCCGGGATCGCTGCGGCTGCGAGGGCTTCGCGTGAGTTACCCAAGTCTCGGTCTGCTACTGTCGGTGAGTTTCAGGTTGGCACAGGCCCTGGATTCCACCCCAAGACGTATCACCCGAACAGTAAAGGGACGAACACCTGATGGCCCACCGTAAATATACGAACCAGTCACCTGGTATGTCGCGTAAGCCTGTTCGTAAGGGAGCACCTCTTGATCTGGGGCCTCCGATGAGAGAGTGGGGAGAAGTTGCTCAGAGGAATTTAGCCTCTTCTCGCCGAGCTTATTCTGATTATATATCTAGTCTCCCTTATGCCAATACTCCGGGATACGTAGGTAAAGCTGCACACGGGCGACTTGTTCAGGGAAATAAAAAGGCGCGGGCATTGCGTGCAGAGATAGAATATTGGGAAGATCAAGCGGCTGGGGCTCCTGCCCGCTCGGGGCTCTATGATAAGTAGCAATAGCGCCAAAACTGCGTTGGAGAAGTTGAAAAATAATGGCAGGTCTTAACTTCCTTCGCGTCATCGACAACCAGACTCTCGTCGCGCAAGAGAAAGAAGAAGCGCGCCGGGAGATGGAGCAGCGGCAGGCTGTGCCGCTGCTGCGCGGAATGTCTGGGTTCCTCCGGTCTGCGTTTGATGCGGCGAAGCAGGCTAAGGACCCCATTGAGCGTGCTATGCTCAAAGCTATGCGCCAGCGTAATGGTGAGTATGAGCCGGATAAACTTGTTAGCATCCAGCAGCAGGGCGGCTCTGAGATTTACATGATGATTACTGAGGTGAAGTGCCGCGCTGCTGAGAGCTGGCTGCGGGATATCCTCATGGACACGGGTACACCGCCGTGGGATATTCGGCCCACGCCTGATCCGGATTTACCGGAAGCCCAAGATGATGAGATTACTCAGGCGCTGGGTGAGAAGGTGACAGGGATGATTGAGAGCCTCGGTCGCGCTCCCTCTGCATCTGAGACGAGGCAGCTGAAAGAGGTCGTGGCGCAGGAGCTTAGGTTCCAGGTTCTCCAGGAGGCGAAGGCGCGGACGGAGCGGATGCGGATTAAGATTGCCGACCAGTTCGCGGAGGGTGGGTGGTCCGTAGCGTTCAACGAGTTCCTCACTGATTTGGTGACATTCCCGGCGGCTATTATTAAAGGGCCTATCGTGCGCCGCCAGCGCAAGTTGTCGTGGAGCACGGATGCGGAAGGTAAGACTATAGCTGTGGCCGATGAGGTGTTGGCTCCGGAGTTCGAGCGGGTTGATCCGTTTCGCTTCTACCCCGAACCTGGGATATCTAAGCTTTCGGATGGGTATATTTTTCACCACCACCCCCTTACGCGCATGGCCCTCTCTGATTTAATCGGCGTGCCTGGGTATGATGATGAGGCTATTCGTTCGGTGCTAGACGTGGGGAACTCTGCGAGCTGGATTAGCTCGTTCGCTGAGTCAGAGAAAGAGGACCTCGAACGTAAGCACAGCACGGAGCAGCGCCCGACCGCAATCTTCGATGCTCTGGAATTTTGGGGTAAGATCAGCGGTAAGATGCTCCTTGAGTGGGGGCTCACTGAAGAAGAGATCGGAGACTCCGCCAAGGAGTACGATGCTAATGTGTGGCTCGTTGGGGACTACGTCATTAAGGCAACGCTTAATTATGACCCGCTTGGAGAGAAGCCCTATGCAGTAACTTCCTTCATCCGCAGTCCCGGCGCATTTTGGGGTAAGGGCATCCCTGAGATTATTTCCGACGTGCAGAGTGTTTGTAATGCAGCGGCTCGGTCGCTCGTCAATAATATGGGTATTGCTTCCGGTCCCCAGGTTGAGGTGAACTTAGAACGCATTCCACCTAACGAGGACATTACCCAGATGCACCCGTGGCGCATCTGGCAAGTGCTCAATGATCCGCTCGGCGGCTCAGCGCCTGCGGTCCGGTTCAACCAGCCGAATGATAACTCCTCCGCACTCATGGCGGTATATCAGCAGTTCAGTAAACTTGCTGATGATCACAGCGGTATCCCCTCTTATATCTACGGTGATCTTAATGTGCAGGGCGCTGGACGCACGGCGTCTGGGTTGAGTATGTTGATGGGATCGGCGGGTAAGAGTATTCGCCAGGTGGTGATGTATATTGACGCAGACGTTATAAAACCTGTTGTACACCGTCAGTTCGTGTATAACATGCGCTATGATGACGATGAGAGTATCAAGGGTGACGCCCAGATCGTACCCCGTGGCGCAATTAACTTGGCGGTTAAAGATACCGTCAATACGCGCCGTGTTGAGTTCTTGCAGGCAACTGCTAATGAGTTCGATATGGAGATCATGGGCCGCGAAGGTAGGGCAGCTATTCTTCGGGAAGTTGCTAAGGGACTTCAGATGCCGGAAGATGAGGTCGTGCCTTCCCGTGAGAAAGCCGCACTCGACCAGTTTACTTCTGCACCACAAGGGCAGGGTTCTGTTCCTGCGCCGCAGACGCTTGATGCGGCCGGTAACCCAGCCGGTGGTGAGAACATTGTCGCTAACCAGAACACGGGTAGGGCAGTATGATCCAGCCTAGCCCAGATGTTATAAAGTCTTTTGCGCATATTGCGCAGAATGTGCCACGCGTGGCGGCGTATTTAGCAGAGTGGGAAGCTCATGAGCTAACGCGCCTACCTCTCGTGGCGAGAGAGACCCAGCAGCTTGCTTCGGGGCGTTGCCAGGTTCTCCAGGAGTTGAATAAACTCCTTAGTGATGCTCCGAATATAAAGGCACCGTAATGGATAGCCTCTTACTAACCACGCATACCGATAGGAGCGTATAATGACAGTTCCCGAGCAAGTTCGTAAGCAGACTGAGGCTGTGCAAGCCCTGTATAAAGACCTTAACTCCGATTCCGCGTCGTCTACGATTGATGAAGCGCCGGAGTCCCAGGCTACTATTCAGGGAGTTGAGCCTAGCGTCAGCGCTGACGAGGTTGCGCCGCCAGTGTCCGACGAGCCGGACAATGGTGCCCAGGAAGAGACCTTTGAACAGAAGTATCGGACTTTGCAGGGCATGTACAACTCTGATGTTCCGCGCCTTACTCAAGAAAATAGGGCGATGAGCGAACGTGTACAGCAGTTGGAGAATCTAGTTTCCACTGTACAGGCTGCGCCTATGCCTGTACCTGCAGCCGAGGCCACAGCACCGGTGAGTTTACTTACTGATGATGAGGTGGAGGAGTATGGTGAGTCTATCGACATTATGCGCAAGGTCAGTCGTGAGATTGCTGGTGAGTTCCAGCAGAAAATTACTGATCTCGGGGCGCAGGTTGCTGCGTTACAGGGGGACGTTATCCCCCGTGTTGAGCAACTTGCATCACAGCAGGCGCGTAGCTCCGAACAGCTGTTCTGGTCTCAACTTATGAAGGCCGCGCCCGATTGGCGGGAAGTTAATGATAGTCCGGACTTCCAGTCCTGGTTGTTAGAGATTGACCCTCTTTCCGGCGTTACGCGGCAGTCCTATCTGGAGAATGCTCAACAGAATATGGACTGGCAGCGTGTGGCTGAGTTCTTTAATTCCTGGCAAACCCTAACTGGAACTGCCCTAGCTCAGCCTAACCGGGCTGCCTCTGAGCTTGAGAAGCAGGTCACTCCTGGTAAGGGGCGTGCATCTAGTACGTCCACTACGGGGGGAAAGAGGACCTATACTCCGAAGGACATCGCAGATTTCTTCACTAATGTCCAGAAGGGTAAATTTCAGGGTAAGGAGAAAGAACGGAACACTATCGAGCGCGACATTTTCGCCGCACAGGCGGAGGGGCGCATCATCCATGCGTAGTTTGTAAAGGAGCCATCTTATGGCATTCGCAGTATCTCCCGGCCATCCGGCCTATACGGGCAACTTCATCCCAGAACTCTGGGCGGGGAAGCTCATCGAAAATTTCTATGACGCGACGGTGCTTGCGGTCATTGCTAACACCGACTATGAGGGCTCGATCAAAGCCTTCGGTGATACGGTGAACATCCGGACAACTCCGGACATCACCATCCGCAATTACGTCAAGGGACAGACGCTCATCGTGGAAAACCCCGACAAGCCAAAAATTCAACTTCTCATCGATAAGGGTAAGTATTTCTCCTGCGTCGAGGATGATGTTGACCAGGTTCAGTCGGATATCAAAATGATGGATATGTGGTCTAAGGACGCTTCTGAGCAGATGAAGATTGTGGTCGATCAGGACGTTCTTTCCAACATTGCTACGGATATTCCGACTGCTAATAAGGGTCTCACCGCTGGTGAGCAGACCTTGGCGATTGACCTCGGCGTGGCGGGCACTCCCAACGCTCTGACGACGAGTAACGTCCTGGCCGAGATCATTAACCACGGTACGGTCCTTGACGAAGCCAATGTTCCTGAGCAGGATCGCTGGATGCTTATCCCCGCCAAGATGGCTGGGCTTATCAAACAGTCCGATCTCAAGGATGCGTCCATTACCGGCGACGGCTCGTCCCCGCTGCGTAATGGTCGCCTTGGTATGATTGATCGCTTCATGCTCTATGTGTCGCACAATCTGCCGTTGTCGGCTACCGGTCCCGGCGGTGAGTTCACCATCTTCTCCGGTCATAAGAAGGGGCTTACGTTCGCCTCCCAGATGACCAACATGGAGACTCTCCGTGCGGAGAGCACCTTTGGTGACATCATTCGTGGTCTGCAGGTTTACGGCTACAAAGTCGTAAAGGGCGAAGCCCTGACTGCTGGCATCATCACCATCGCATAGCCTAAGGAGAATAATGCTATGACTACTTTTACAGATACCTTCGGGTATGCTAAAGGCACGGCGGCTCCGAGCGATAAGGCGCGGAATCGCATTCGTGTCGAGCAGGTGGTGATGGATTTCGCTCTCATCACTGCGGCGCGTTCTGCTGCCGGTGCTACGGCGTTGGGTGCGGGCGATATCCTGCAAGCACTCCATGTGCCTGCAAATACGTTCGTCATTTCTGCTGGGCTCAATGTCCTCACGGCAGAGGGCGGTACTCAGACGTTCGATCTAGGTGATGGTACCGATCCCGATGGTTACCTTGACGGTGTAGACGGTAATGCCGTTGCTGGCTTTGGCCCGGCGCATGTTTTGACGGAGGGCACACCCAACGTCATCATTGGTCTCGGTAAGGGTAAATACTATAGCTCTGCCGACACGATTGACCTGGTTCAGGTTAATGCGTGTGACACTGCGAAAGTGGTTGTCTGGGCCATCATGTGTGATGTTTCCGGTGATGGCGTTGTAGACGCCGCCTAGGATTGGGGGGACTAGTTTTGTGCTAGTCCCCTCGCTCTTTTAATTTAAGGAGCCTGTTATGTCGAATTTGGCTATTCCGGGCCGTTGGCTTCGTCATAAGTTGGACGGCACAATTTATTCGTATAACGCAAATCTTGCCCCAAATCCTGCTGTTGAAGAGGTCTCAGAGGAAGTTGCGTTCCCAGAGAAGTTTCTCCCGGCGAAGCAGAAGGGCCGTAAATCAAAGATCGATATGTCTGTTGGTGACGATGTGAAGCCTTCCAAGGGTAAGAAGATTAAGGTTGCAGTACGGGCTGACGCATTACGGGGATTGCCTAAGTGACCCTTGATGACGTTATTACCGAGGTTAGGCGGATCGTACAGGATACGACGGCGACCTTTCGGTATTCTGATACGTTTATGCTTGGCCTATGTAATCAGGGGCTGAAGCGGATACAGCTTCTTCGGCCTGATTTGTTTGCTAATGTCACCACACTAACCTGTGTGGCTGGCGAGGTCTTGCAGACTATGCCTAGCGATTCTCTTCGTATTATTGAGGTGTACTCTGTTGTGGGGGGTGCGCGGCTTGTTGAGGTGTCTCGTGAAGTGCTTGATCAGACCGTGCCTAACTGGCCTAATGATACGGCTGCGGCGGCGATAAACTGGATGCGCCATGTGCGCAACCCTAATAAGTTTTTCATTTACCCCCAGGCCCCTTCAGCCCAGAATCTAGATATTGAGTATTCTCAGGTTCCAATTTCATACACAGGAGCAGCTACGGTGCTGCTTTTATCAGACGCCTATTTCCCAGTTATGGTGGATATAGTGGTGTTCCTTGTTGAGTCTGTAGATGATGAGCATGTCGATAGTGGACGTGCTAAGATGTTCAAGGAGTCCTATTTGCAGATGTTGGGGGCTAATTTGGCGTCTCGTGCGCTTACTGATGCAGAGGACGCTGGGTTAGCGGAACTCAAGGTGGAGGTCGTTTAATGGCTATTCGGCTGTTTTCCGATCTTGTTAACCGCTTAGCGTCTAGTGCGCCGGGTTGTCCGCAGCCTGTTATTATTTCGCATATTCGGGATGCCGCGATTGAGGCAACTGCTCGCACGCTTGCGTGGAGGTATGAGCAGCCGGATATTAGGCTAACGCAAGGCGTGGTGGATTACGCATTTAGTGTTCCGTCCAGCACTGAAGTCCACGCTATTATTACGGTATCCTCTAATGGGTTAGCTATTCAGCCAGTGACACTTGAGTTTGTTCATTATAGATACCCGAAATATCCGGACCCCACTGTAAGTGAGCAGGGGTCTCCACAATTCATAACGTATATTGATCCGGATACGTTCTATGTTGTGCCCCCGCCTGATGCGGATATTACGTATGACATCAAGATGTTTTTAGCGTTGAAGCCGCTTCGAGACTCGACGGGTATGGATAAAACCGTGATGGATGATCTGGAAACAGTTATTATGCACGGTGCCTTGCAGTCCCTACTTGTTCTTCCGGGGCAGCCATGGTCAGATCGTGAGTTAGCTGCGTACCATGCTAAGCAGTACTCGTTCAAGGGTGCAGAGCGCAGGGCACGTATGAACTTGGGGTCTGGACGGGCGACTCTTACTGTGCGCGGAAACCCATTAGCGTAGGGATTGACCATGGCAGATACAATTCAGACAGTTGTTGGAGATGAACTACCTGCCATTCAGCTTGCGCTGACTAACGAGGCGTCCGGTATTGCGTTGGACCTTTCGGCTAGCTCTACGGTTATCACTGTTAAATTTAGACTGGCTGGAACGACTACGACGTTATCCACTATAACCTGCACTAAGCCTGGAGGCGGGTCTGATGGTATAGTTCAATTTGATTTTACTGGGGGCGTTCTCGACGTTACTGCAGGGGCATATGAGGGAGATATTCTAATCTCCTATAATGGGGATATCCACACGGTGTTTGACACACTTAGGTTTCGTGTGCGGGTAGCTGCGTCATGACTAGTAGGGCCGCCATTACGGTAGTAACTGCTATTGCTTTGGTGACCGGGTCTAATATTGCTGTTGCGGAGTCTTATGTAACACCAGTGGCGACAGCTGCGCTTAGTGGGATAGTAGCTGCTGCTACGCTTGTTCCTTCCCATATCTTACCTACGCAGATTGCTACAGTCTCTGATAGCCAGGTATTTGCGGTTGCTACGTCTGTCCTAGAGGTTGTGGTTGCCTCAGACGGAATTACCTATTCTATTGCTCCGAGTTTCGCAGACAGTGTTACGGTAACGGAAGACCTTGTAGCACTCCTTACGACCGTCCAGGCCCTTGGCGATAGCATAATAGCTAGTGAGGCAGCAGTCTTGGCTCTGGCTAACTCACTTGCGGATAGCGTAACAACTAGTGAGGCCACAGTCCTGGCCGTGGCTAACTCACTTGCAGACAGTGTCACGATAACGGAAGACCTCGTGGCAGCCCTTACGACATTCCTACCCCTTGGCGATAGCGTAACAGCCAGTGAGGCAGCAGCCCTGGCCCTGGCTAACTTACTTGCAGACAGTGTCACGATAACGGAAGACCTCGTGGCAGCCCTTACGACATTCCTACCCCTTGGCGATAGCGTAACAGCCAGTGAGGCCTCTGCAGTATCTATAGACTCAGCTTATGCGGACAGCATAACTACTTCCGAGGCAGATACTAAGAGCTACGCAGCGGTTAAGGCAGACAGCGTAACAGCTAGTGAGGCCGCAGCCTTGGCCCTGGCTAACCCACTTGCAGACAGTGTGATGGCTAGTGAGGCTGTGGTTCTGGCCCTGGCTAACTCACTTGCAGACAGTGTTACGGTAACGGAAGACCTTGTAGCACTCCTTACGACATTCCTACCCCTTGGCGATAGCATAATAGCTAGTGAGGCCGCAGCTCTGGCCGTGGCTAACTCACTTGCAGACAGCGTAACAGCCAGTGAGGCAGCAGTCCTAGCTCTGGCCGTGGCTAACTCACTTGCAGACAGCGTAACAGCCAGTGAGGCCTCTGCAGTATCTATAGACCCAGCTTATGCAGACAGCGTAACAGCCAGTGAGGCAGCAGCCTTGGCCGTGGCTAACTCACTTGCAGACAGCGTAACAGCCAGTGAGGCCTTGGTCACCCTGTACGAATATCTTCGCGCCCTCAGTGACTCCGTAACAGCCAGTGAGGCAGCAGCCCTGGCCCTGGCTAACCCACTTGCAGACAGTGTGATGGCTAGTGAGGCTGTGTTTCTGGCCCTGGCTAAATTATGTGCCTGTGCAGACAGCGTAACAGCCAGTGAGGCAGCAGCCTTGGCCGTGGCTAACTCACTTGCAGACAGCGTAACAGCCAGTGAGGCCTCTGCAATATCTATAGACCTAGCTTATGCAGACAGCGTAACAGCCAGTGAGGCAGCAGTCCTAGCTCTGGCCGTGGCTAACTCACTTGCGGACAGTGTGGCGGCCAGTGAGGCAGCAGTCTTGGCTCTGGCTAACTCACTTGCGGATAGCGTAACAACTAGTGAGGCCACAGTCCTGGCCGTGGCTAACTCACTTGCAGACAGTGTCACGATAACGGAAGACCTCGTGGTAGCCCTTACGGCTGTCCAGCCCCTTGGCGATAGCGTAACAGCCAGTGAGGCAGCAGCCCTGGCCCTGGCTGTGGCTAACTCACTTGCGGACAGTGTGGCGGCCAGTGAGGCAGCAGTCCTAGCTCTGGCCGTGGCTAACTCACTTGCGGACAGCGTAACAGCCAGTGAGGCCTCTGCAGTATCTATAGACCCAGCTTATGCAGACAGCGTAACAGCCAGTGAGGCAGCAGTCCTGGCCGTGGCTAATCCACTTGCAGACAGTGTGATTGCTAGTGAGGCTGTGGTTCTGGCCGTGGCTAACCCACTTGCGGACAGTGTTACTGCTTCTGAGGTTGCTGTGTTTGCGTTATCGTTATCTCTCGTTGTTGCTGACAGCGTAGGCGTGTATGATCTGGATGATAACGCTTATATCTTCGATAGCACTATAGGGGTTGGTCTTGTTAACGGCATCGGAGTGCTGAATGAGGTTGTGATCAATTCGGGTACGAAGACTAATAGCACCAGTGGTCCCTTTACTGCTGTGTTATTGTTATCTCTCGTTGTCGCTGACAGCATAGGCGTGTATGATCTGGATGACGCTGGCTATATCTTTGACAGCACTATAGGGGTTGGTCTTGTTAACGGCATCGGAGTGCTGAATGAGGTTGTGATCAATTCGGGTACGGAGACTAATAGCACCAGTGGTCCCTTTACTCAGCGTATCGTTGGTGGGGTGCTAAATGCAGGGGCGCTTAATGTGCACCCGATTACATAGGAGATCGTCATGTTCCACGAAGTAATAAATCTTAAAGGCCATCTAGAGATCGTCTTGTTTGGTACAGATGGTATTGAGAAGGATCGTCGCAGTGTTGACAACCTCGTCACTACTGCTGGTAAAGCGTTCATCGCTTCGCGTATGGACGGTACTAGTGCCGGTGTTATGTCACATATGGCTGTGGGTACGAGCACCACAGCGGCGGCTGTAGGCCAAACCGCTCTTATTTCGGAGTCTGCTCGCGTATCTGAGGACAGCTCCACCTCGTCGAGTGCCACTATTGTGTATGTGGCTACATTCCCCGCAGGGACTGGTACGGCGGCGCTGACTGAAGCTGGCATACTTAATGCGTCTAGTGGAGGTACTCTGCTCTGCCGTACTGTGTTTTCGGTTATCAATAAGGGTGCTTCGGATAGTTTGACTATAACTTGGACCGTTACGATTAGCTAAGGAGGTTGATATGGCTTTAGCGCTCTTTGCGAACAACGCGTTTTCAACACTCGCGTCGGGTATTAATAGTTCAGCTGTAAGCCTCACGGTGACTGCAACAGACGGAGCGCTATTTCCTAACCCTACCGGCGGTAATTATTTCTATGTTACCTTGATCGACACCTCGAATAATCTCGAAATTGTTAAGTGTACGTCCCGGTCTACGGATGTGCTGACAATAGTCCGAGCACAGGAAAGCACATCCGCGCGAGCATTCTCAGCGGCTGATCGTATTGAACTTCGGCTTACGGCAGCTGGGTTGGATGAGCAGTCCGAGGCTGAGGCCAATGATGCTAATACGGTCTTGGACGATGAGAACAACACCTTCACGAAGTCTCAGCGTGGGTCGATTACGGCTCTATCAGATGGTTCCACGATCACGCCGAATTTCGCTGATAACAACCACTTCAGCGTGACCCTCGGCGGTAACCGTACCCTCGCCAACCCATCAAATCTCGTGGCTGGGCAGAGCGGGTCTATGTTTATCACTCAAGATGGTACCGGCTCTCGTACATTGAGTTTTGGCTCGTTTTGGGATTTCCCAGCGGCAACAGCGCCGACCCTCTCCACCACGGCGGCGGCGGTAGATCGTATCGATTATATCGTGCGAACGACAACCTCCATCCACGCTGTCGCCTCTCTAGAAGTGAGTTAAATCATGTATGCAGAACTGACCAAAACCACCAAATCCTTCGGTGTTCCCTCGACGCGGTTGTTCAGTCGCACCAGCCGGGGCTGGACCGACGCAGGGGGCATCCAGCATCCAGCGAGTATTTTTACGATCTGGTCGGACAAGGAACTCCGCGCCATCGGCCTCGCTCGCGTCGATGAGACCCCTATCCCCGAGGACAAGATTGCCGCCGAGACCAGTGAGAAGATGTCCGGTGATCGTCTGATGCGGACCTACACGCTCGCGGATAAGCCCCCGCCGCCGCCGGTCATTGAGCCGTCGCCCTCGGATGAGGATTATCCCGACCGTTGGGAAGGCTACCGCCGTGAGGCGTATCCCGATATCGGTGACCAGCTTGACGCGATCCTCAAGTGGGCGAACCTCATGCGCTTGGACGGGACAAACCTACCGGCGGGCCTCGATGGCATCGTAGGTGAGTGGCTGGCGGTTAAAGCCAAGTACCCGAAACCAGATGATATTGAAGGTGGAGCGGTCTGATGCCTGTTGGATTTGACAGCATCCGGGCTGGCGCGTCGGGTAGTGCCGATGCCTATGAGATCGACTACGCTTGCCGGTTTAATGATAATGATAGTGCGAATCTTGAACGGACCCCAAGCGGAGCGCCTGATAGTTCTGTTTTATGGTCTGTCTCCTGGTGGATGAAGCGCGGGAATTTATCCGCGACAACCAGAATGGCTATCTGGGGTGCTGGCACAAACAGTTCGGTT